CACATTAATTTGATTTATATAATCAATATAATCTTTAAAAAAGGTAACATTGCCCACTGTGTCCTTGATTGTCACAGCCGGCTCTAATTGATAATCTTGTCGTGATTTATCAGATGCTTCTATATATAAATCTGTTCCCACACTTGCCCTGGCATTTTCTCTACCAACATAACCACTGACTTTTGTCAACGATCCTGGTTGAAACAACTGATCTATTGTGCTTTGTAAAAATTTCTTGTTTGACGGAGTTTGATAAAACTTAGGTAGTAAGTTTGCACTAAGTCCTTTGTTGCCGTTGACATTGGAAGTGGCCATTAGTAAGATGCTCCGGATGATGAACTAGTTACTACTTGATTAGTAGTAACACTGTTTGACGAAGAAGTTATTGTTTTTAAATTAGTACTGGTAAAGCCCGTGACAATAACAATATCGTTAGTAGTGGCGCAACTTAAAAATATTTTATCGCCCTGGCATTGTATTTCAAATAAATTACCAAAGTACAACCCTGGTTGTTTTGGTACTATGGCAAAATTTATAATGTCTGGTGCTAGTTGATTCATCACGTATGTGCTCAGCTCAGTGAAATAAAATGTGTCGCCAAAGTCCCAGTTGTCCAAGGTAAAGAAAGTGTTGATTGCAGCTAAAATTCGTGCTTGAACATCTGCGTTTGATACTGCAGAGTTGGGGTTAATCATGACATTAAATGTTGCTTGTAGAGCCGGGATTGCTTGGATGCCAAAAAGTAAAGTGTAACTAACTGAGTGATATATAATTTCATCAGAAATTGACTTAATTAAATTTAAATTAGGAGACAGTAATGTATTTAATTCGTCGCTGCTAGGTGGCAAAGGTTGTGTGCCTCCGGCGGATACCCATTGTCTGAATGCAGTATCATAATTAGATGTTAATACATAGATGTCAATTATATTACTTGTGCCAGGATCTATTCTTGAGTCGTAGTCTGCACTGTGTACATATTGGAATTTTAAATTGTTTCTTCCAATATACACTTTATAATCCAATGTTGGAACCAATTGTGTAGTGCCTGATAGATTTAATTCAAACACAGTGTCAGTGTTCACAACATAAAAATAAATGCCATCGGGGTAGTCTCTTAAGTTACCAATACTACTTTGTGTCGGTACAATAATTACTGGGCCTTTTTCTGGATCATTTTGAATATACTTGTAATCTTCCTGACCTTCTGAAATTAGATATCGATGTTGCACAATATACTTTTTAAGAGCGTTAACCGATGGGTTTACAATATCTAAAAACATTTGAGGATTATTTGGTGTATCAGTGCCATCCGCATCTAGAAATGCAACAACTACTTTTTTAGAATCTACATATCCGTCTTGACCAATATATTCAGATACTATTTTCCAAGCTAAATCTTGCGTAAATGAAACAGTATTGTCTGGTTTTGGATTTATACCAAGAACATTAATTTTGTCCGTTATGGTCTTGGATGTAACTGAATCATAAATTTTTGCTGTGGTATCAAAATAGAAAGCAGATTGTTGATCGCTTTCAAATATGTAACGAAGATTTCTAGAAGTGATAGTATAAATTTCAGTATTTGTGGTGAACAAAATTAACCAGCTGGAATCCAGTTGTAAATTAGATTGATTTCCTTGATTTGCCAAATTAAATGTGTTTGTTAAATTTAAATTATTAGAAAATATAATTTGCCAAGTTTGAATTGTTGCATCGTAACGAAGTCCAAAGTTTTCGTTGGCAAAAATTAAATCAATCATTGTGGTAATAATTGACGGTGTCAGTGTTATTGCAAATTTAGGAATAACCTGTACAGCCAACGCACCTGTAGGAATCACTTTGTTCATTACAATGGGGCCAGTCGTGGTGTTGTCTATTGTGACTTTGCCAGTGTTATTTCCAGTGCCGTCGTCTACTACACTTATAACTTGTGCCCAAATATAACTGGCAGCGCCTGACACAGTGGCTGTTCCAGTCACAAGTGCATTGTTGTTGGTTGTGTCAAAGTATTTGCCTGTAGGTGCCAGAAATTTGACCAGAGATCCTGCAGTCAAATACTTCAAATTAGTAGCAGTAAATGATCCAACTTGGTAAGGGGTACTATCTAAAATACTTCCGATGTAACCACTGACCGAGTTACTGTCCAACGTTACTGTATACCAGGAAATGCTAAGACTAATATTCAAATAATCTAAAAAATTTGCATAATAAAAGTTCTTTAAACTGTCAGAATCTAAAATATCATACAGGGTATTGTATATCACTCCTTCGATATCAGTCTCAACTATATAAGAAAAATTTACAGCAGCAGTGTATTCGTCTTTATAAAGTATACCGTCATCTGCAAATACATTAGTGGTACTGTACTTTCCAGTAGGATCTAACAAATCAAAATAACGGCTGATACCGCTGCTGGTTCTGTTTAATGATTTTACTTTTGCAACTTGCAAGTTGGTGGACAACGGACTAATGTTGTAATCCTCGCCTGTTATCATACGATTTTGTGTATAATAATTTTGAGGCGCATTGATCTTAACGCTGGCATTTGTCTCAGCTGTGGTTGCATTGGCCACACTGGTTGCAAGATTCAAACTGATACTTAATGTTTCTAATTGATTGTTAGAACTCCTATAAGGAATATTAACAACCACATTGACAACATCTGATGGGGAAACAGTATAAGATAAACCGTTACTTACTCTGTAATAAACTCTAAATCCTCCCAATGGCAAATTACCAAATGTGCCGTCGCTGAATGCTAAACTAATTGCATCACCTGCTCTGGTAATGACATTGTAGATATCTTTAATATTAGAATTTAAACTGTTATAAATTATATTATTGCCTGTGGTAGTCGGTACTTGTGTCCATAACGATTTTTCTAGGCCGGTGCTTTGATCTAAACTATACAACCACACATCGGAATCATTAATGTTTTGTGTATTGATATCTATACTTTGATTACTAGTTGGTTGTGTTACAGTGAAAGTTCCTTGATTCAAAGTGCCCTGTGTAAAATTAAAAAAGAATCCAGTGCCTGGACTGCCAGCGCCAAAGCCGTCATCCTGGTAAACACATGCTGGCTTGTTTCCAACTTTTGGAGGCTCTTCGTATATGTAACTTTTTCCTTTGAATGTTGTACTGGTAATTTCAAAATTCATGTTTCGGCCAGCAATTGTTTTGCTGAAATAGTAAGCAGGAACATCTCTATTGACTGCATTAAATCTGTATTGAGCTGTTGGAATATTGCCAATAGTGGCCAAGTCAATGGGATTTCCAAACTGCTGGGTTGATGGTAATGCAGCGTTGATTACTTTAATAAATTGGTCATACCAGTTATTGTTACTTGGGTCATTCCAGCTGACAAATTGTCCTGACAAATTTCTACCATTGGAATCAATCACGTTCTCTGTTGTTTGTACTGAGTTGAATTTTAACAACCCTCTAGCAGCAACTGTTCTGCTGGCATTGTAGTTGATCATACGTGCCAAACGTAACACGCTGTCTCGGCGTTCTGCAAGCTCTAAAAAGTTTTCACGGGCATTCAAGTCAACTCGGAAAGCTATGCTTTGGCCCACATACGCAATAAGGTCAATAAGGGCAAGATATTCGCTAGACTCAATGTAATCGTTAAAATCTTCAGGAAAATTAGTGCGAATATAGTCAATCATCGTGCGTCGAAGATTGTTAAAATCGTAGCTCTGGAAGTTGGCGTTCTTAAACGATTGGTATATTTTTTGCCAGTTTTCAGCAATCAATAAGTTATTTTGACGATCCGTTGAGCTCATAGTAAGTCCTAATATCAGTATTTATCGAATAAAATTATGTACGTAGTTTATTAAGTTGTTAGGCCGTTTGTTTGGTCAAATTTTAATTGCATGCTTTCCTGTATGTTATACAACACATATTGTAAAGTGCATTGGATTTCTAAGCCAGTTTCGTATGGTGTTATTAAAATGTTGCCAGCTTGTACACGCGGATCGCTGTTAAAAATCTCATTAACATTTTGTAATATCAAATTTTGTATTTCATCTGTCAAGGGTTCAAATATCAAATCCCAGATAATGGTGCCAAACGCAGGTTGCATTAGTCGCTCTCCCTGCCTTGTATAAAAATGATTTAATATATCTTGTTTGATTAATTCAAAATCATACAATGCAAAATTCTTACTTTTTCTACTAACTGTACTAAATCCGCGATAGCGTTGTACTTTAAAATCTGGTATGTTGCTGTTTTGTGAAACAACTGTTTTTGTGTATAAATTAGCCATGATTAATTACTTCCTTTTAAGAAGGTGTCTTGTGTAAGACTGTAAACTTTCCACGCATCTGCAGGGTCAAGCATTGTTTCTGAAAGATCGTCTGGGTCAAGTTCGTAGCCAACATTTCCATCACCGCCTGGAGCTTCATCTTCCGTGTCATCATCTTCATACCTATTGTCTAGGTCTCTGTCAGTTTCTTCTGACTTCACTTTTAACGGGTCTAAGTTTTCATGATATGGATAAGGCTCAGCAGTTGGTACACGGCGCATGATACTTGGAGGTATAACATCCTCTACAAACTCACCCGATTCGTCTGATAATTTATGTAATTTTAAACGAGCGGGCAATGCTGCTTTGCTTGCTGGGACTGCTTCGGTTGCTTCGGGGCCGTTCATATGGATTGCTGGTGCGGTTTCTACTATGTTGCCGCCGGCTTTAGTTTCGTTTGACCCGCCTGATGTTTGAAAATTATGACCAACAATATTGAGGTCAAAATCGCCACCTATTTTGTGTAAATGTGATGTGTCATACCATTTATCTACTTGTAGTTTTACACGATGTTTGTAATTTTTTTCGTAAGTTTTGTTTACATCTTTTTTAATCTGTATTTTTTGATTGCCGTCAACAACTAAAATATGATCTTCAATCACATGAGTATGTTTTTCACCGCGGACTTTTGTGTTAAAATTTCTGCCACATTCCATGTTGATATCTCGGTCAGCATAAAAATTTAAATCAGTTTGTGTACGAACACTGATACTGTCTTGTGCAAAAATATCTATCTTACCATCACTGGTTAGTTCAATCCACGTTGTGCCACGAGAATTTCCTATATAAATTAGATCTTCTGTGTTATGCATCAGTATCTGATGGCCTGTGCGTGTGCGCAATCTAATTAATTCATTAGCTGGTAGTTCAACATTGCCGTCTGTTTCTTCAGCGTCAATGCTGGCATAATCAGGTGGACCCATTGATGCTGTTTTTTTACGCAGCCAGTTGGCATCGCCGTCGTCCATGACAAACGAACTTCCGCCCAGCCTGTTGATATATGTGTCAGCCAACCATTCAGCTTTGCCAGTTTTAAATTTCTTTGCGCCGGGTTTTTTATCCAAAGGACCGGGTGTACTAATACCAAACACATTGCTGGGACTTTCCCTTCTAGAACTGCTGGTTGTGATTCCACGAACATCATCAAACAACAGTCCCTGATGTTCTAAAATTTTTGTAAACGGGTGTTGTGGTTTTAAATTCTTTTCCGGATCGCCCGGTGTGTTATTATCTTCTAATTTTTTATTGTATTCTGCTGTGGGAACTCGGCCAAGCACACCATTATTATCTGATTCAACATCTTCTACAACTTTTTGCGTGGCAGCATTACCAGGTATCA